GTTCGACGGTGATTACAGCAAGTACGATCTGCGTAAGTCTGCGAAAGTTAGCAATGCTTCCTATCGCATTATGGTCAAGATTGCCTCCATGGGCGATTATGACGACAAAGATCTGTACATGATGCAGATGATAGCTGCTGATTTGGTGCGACCACTTGTGAATTATAGTGGTACAGTATGCCAGCTTGATGGATCCACTCCATCTGGCATCCCAGTCACAGTAACCATCAATGGGATCGATAACAGTCTCATGAATCGCTGCGCTTTCTTCTCTCTATACCCTGACAGTAGGGTAGGAGACTTTCGCAAGTATGTTTCCCACATCAATTACGGTGACGATTTTATCAACGCTGTGAGTTGGTGGCGCCAGAAGTTTAATTTCTTGAGCGTTCAACAATATCTTGCAAAGTTTGGAGTTAAGATTACTCCCGGACTGAAGGAAGCTGAGGGAAAGAAGTTCGTTGACGACATCGATGATCTTGTTTTCCTCCAACGGTACACTACTGTGCTCCCGGAACTCCCTTATTGCGTCGGCGCACTCAAGGAATCTTCAATTTTGAAGTCTATGTTGTGCGTACTCAAGCCCAAAAGCAACTATCAACCCGATGTTGCAGCTGTCACAAATTGTGATGGGGCTTTACGTGAGTGGGTTTTCCATGGTGAGGAAATCTACGAGAGCAGACGAGCTATCGTAGCAGAGGTATTAGACGAGCATAATATACGTCACCTATCTCTAGTCGTCGAAAAGAATTATCATGAGCTTCTTGAAGAATTGAAGCCTGACGACTACATTCCCCCCTCCACGGAGTTGAAGACACACAGTTCTGCATAACTGTGTTCCCGTCTTGGGACGACGTTAAAAGCAACCATGATTGTCCCGGGAGGACATTAAACTCGCCCCGTAGTTTCAGTCCGCTACGTAATAATTGGACATTTAGCTTTGGGCCAGCTTTGTAGGCATCCCCACCCTGGTCAGCTCTTCTAGTGCGAGACCAGGCATTGTCGCGACCTTGTGTCGTTTGTGCTCCGGTGTGGCAGATAGCACCCGCTTTGGGCCAGCGTTAAAGGCATCCCTCTGTGCGTCGCCCACGTACATTTGTATATAAACCAAAAGGGCAACAATGGTATTGGATACCACTGCATGGACTATGATCGTAATCCCATGTAGTAGGCTTGCCGTTGGGTCACCGGGGATGTATGCATCCCTCGATCGCACGAAGGTGTTCCTTTGCTCAGGAGCACTGAATGTACATAGTAGAGCTTCTGAAACTAATATTGTAACATTAAAGCCGACCTCGGGGGGGTCGAAACATCAAACCCTCACCTTTGCTGACGGTGTCGCAGCAACGGGTTCCCACGTGATTGGGCCACTCGATTCCACCTACAAGATTGGTGGGTCGACAGACACTTCTTTGGGTGAATATTTAGCCCGTCCCGT